GGGAACAAAAGAGGAATCCGCATGAAATAAATTAAAAACAGATTAAAAATAAATGAACAGATTAAAAACAAAAATAGATAAAAAATAGAAAATAGACAACAAACAAAAAATAAAAAACAGATAAAACCAAATAAAAAATAGAAAAATAGATAAAACCAAATAAAAAACTTTGGTGATTCTTTTTCTTTGGAAAATTTGATCTCTTCGCTCTGATTTTTTATTAATCGACCTTGAAATATGTATATGTTAATTGGCTCAGGATTGTTATCATTTGTGGTAATTACCTACTGTTGGTATCGTAAGAATCAAAAAAACAGGAAATTGCCCAAAGGTTATCGTGATCCAGTTGATGATAATAAATTGGAAGAGGAAGATGACTGGGGAATGAAACGAAGTGGAGAGGATCTGATCAAGGATCGTTACCGTTTGGACAAAATTCCTGAGATTGTTGATGCAATTGTGATCGGAAGCGGAATTGGTGGCCTCAGTGCAGCAGCCTTTCTGGCTCGAGTTGGACGACGAGTCCTGGTGCTCGAACAACATGATCGAGCTGGGGGAGCCACTCATGTCTTTAAGGATCATGGATTTGAACATGAAACTGGAATTCATTATATCGGCAATATTGCCAGTCGTCAGAAGGTATTGAATCTAATTACTGATTCTCCGATTCAGTGGTCTCAATTAGGACAAGAATTGAATGATCCAGATCAAATGGTTTATGATGAATTATTTATCGGTCAAAAAGATCAAGAAGGATATCTTCATCATCAATATCGAGCCGGGGTGAAGAATTTTATGGCTGATTTAATCGCTAAATTTCCAAATGAGAAGAAGGCTATTCGTGAATATGTTGATTTGATCAAAAAGGTTTCCCAAAAGGATACCTATTTTCTTCTCAAGATCTTAAAACCGGTTTGGATCCGCCGATTGGTTCAACGTTTTTTCTGTAATGATTTTTATTATTATATCAACAAAAGTGCTCTCGAGGTGATCGAAGAATTAACCACAAATCGTGATTTGATTGCAATTCTCTGTGGACAATTCGGAGATTATGGTCCTACTCCAGACAAGGCCAGCTTCTTTATTCATGCTTCGATCGTAAATCATTATTTAGAAGGTGGATTTTATCCAACTGGAGGCTCAGGACAGTTCGCTCAACAGATTATTCCAGTGATTGAGAGAGCAGGTGGTCGAGTTTTGGTCAATGCTCGAGTTCGTCACATTTTGCTAGAAAATGCTGATGGAACCAAACGAAAGTATGGAGATGATAAATCGCAGAAATGTTATGGCGTATTAATGGATAATGGTGATGAAATTTATGCTCCAATTGTTATCTCTGATGCTGGAGTTGGTAATACTTATGGAAAATTAATTTCCTCAAAAATTGCTTTTCGAGATTGTCATTGGGGAGAGATTCAAAAGAAAATCCCTTCTTCCTGTAGTTTTGTCTTTCTCTTCGTCGGCCTGAATGGTAATCCGGATGAACTAGGACTACGAAGTGCCAATTTCTGGGTCTATCCAGAAAAGGATTATGCCAACATGTTGGCAAATTTTAAGCAAAATCCCTGGGTTAATCCAATGCCACTCTTCATCGCTTCAGCTGCAGCCAAAGATTCGGAGTGGTCAAAACGGAATCCTGATAAGAGTTCAGTTATCCTTCTGACTATGGCTGATCCTAAATGGTTTAGACAATGGAAAAATCAACGATGTACTCGTCGGGATGATAAATATCAAAATCTAAAGACCGTCCTGGGAGATCGGATGTTGAATGAAGGTCTATTGCGGTTTTACCCTCATTTGAAGGACAAAATCGCTTATCATAGCATCGGTACCCCCTTGACGATTCAACATTATTTAGGTAGTGTCAATGGCGAGGCTTATGGTTTAGACTGTAATTCAGCTCGATTTGATGCTCAAACTGGGATTCATCTTGAACCCCGAACGGGAGTTGAAGGATTATATTTAACTGGTCAGGATGTCTGTACACTTGGGTTTACTGGAGCCTTGATGGGAGGCTGTTTAACAGCGAGTGAAATCTTAGGTTACGGAACACTTTCAGATCTCTGGTTCAATCGAAATCTAATTGATGATTTGACTAAATTAGGATAAAGTGGATAAAATTGAATTAATTGATTAACTTTGAAAACCAAGGCTAATTAATAATGACCGAACAAAAGAATTACGAATTCGAAGATTTGTCAAGTTCTGACACAATTTCCATTTCTCTTCAAGAGAAGAAAGAAATTGATCAAGAGGAAAAGGAAGAAATTGATCAAGAGGAAAATGAATCAGATCAAGATGAAAATGAATCAGATCAAGATGAAAATGAATCAGATCAAGAGGAAAATGAATCAGATCAAGAGGAAAATGAATCAGATCAAGAGGAAAATGAATCAGATCAAGAGGAAAATGAATCAGATCAAGAGGAAAATGAATCAGATCAAGAGGAAAATGAATCAGATCAAGATGAAAGTATTCAAGAGGATGAAGAGGAAGAAAGTTCCGACGAGGAAAGTCTAGATGAAGAACAAAAGGTGAATCCATCGGATGATAGTCCACTGTCTTACATTTGGATGATGGTGGCTGTCTATCTGTTCGCCATGTTAGTTCAATATTTGACAACATAACTTTTTAAACTTTGGATTGGAAAAATTTAATTATTTGGGGATCTTTTGGTTGTTCTTGGTGACTCTCCAACCGCGACGAATTAATTGCCAGTAGTAATCAAAGAATTGTTCACGAGACATTGGTTTTCCATAGTAGGCTCGTTCATACTTATCAAGGGCGACAATTCGATAACCAGAGGGTTTGCTTGCATCTCCTTGATCAAATTTCTCTTGGAAAACCGCAAATTTAATATCATAACCGGACCAGATATCCAAATGGGCTCCTCCAAAGATGTGTTTGGAATTAGGATTGATTAGAGTTGTCGTTTTGTAAGTTGACATATATAATCATCTAAGAAAAATTTGAAATGCGGATTTTTTCAAATAACTTATAATTGTTCTATACTAAATAGGGGAAAATATGAATAAAATGAACAATCTTGACAAATTAATCAGTAGAAAATTAAAAAAAGCCCGGAAAATCCGAGCCGAGGACGACGAAGGCAATATTGAATACAAATGGAAACTCTGCGATTTTAAATATCCAAAACGAATCATTAAATATACTACCCAAATGCGTTTTCGCTTATATGAAGGAGATGGAGCTGCAATTTACAATCTTGGTTATAGTGATGATGGAGACCCAATTGGAATTCTCTATAATGAAATGTTGGACAGTTTGAGGAATGTTCAAACTATCGCTGAGTCAATCGGAGCAACAGTAAAAAAAGTTTCGATTTTTCAGGGAGAGAATGGATATTGTGCCAATATTTTTATTGATAAACAAAATGGTGTTCGACAATTGATGATGTCTCAAGATGATCTTTTTAATTCGGTCGGAGTCTAGTTTTTCTACATAAAAATATTTCATCTTTGATTCTTATAAAAGATGAGTAGTATTGGAACCAGTAGTCTAGGGAGACAATTAGAGCTGTATGAAAATGGGGAATTGGAAAAATTGGATGATATCTTGACTCCTTCTCTTTACAGTGGAAGCAATCAAACCACCGCTGATCTAGAAGTAGAGAAGGTTTTGAATGTAATTGGCGGTCATGATGAAGGTCAAATTCAGGATCGAATGACCGCTAAACCATCAGAAGCGGATAAGCCAATTTCAATTGTTCAGAGTGATCATCCCTCGGTTGATGATAATGATGAATTTGTTGCCTCAATGTCAGATGAAGATGGAGGAACCATCACCAATTATCCCAAGATAACCAATACCATTAAGGATGAAATTAATCGGATTGCTACTGAATGGATTCGTCTGGATGAGGGTCTGGATAAATTGAATCAAGCTAAAAGGGAATTAGGGCGTCAACAGAAGCAAAAAGAAGCCGCTCTTTTGAATTATATTCAATCCTATGGACTAAAAGATATCACTAAAGGTCGTCATCAGTTAGTTCCGACAGTTGTTAAGGGTAAGAAGAAATCGACTAATAAACGTCATATTGAGAGTAATCTGAAGGATTTTTTGGCCAAATTAGGAATTCAAGGTGATGCTGAGGAATTGGCGATCGAGGCAAGTGATTTAATCGAAAATAATCGTGAAACTGGTGATGATCGGGTCAAATTGACACATAATCGTTTGTAATTCTTATTAATTTTGATTTTAATATTTCGCTATATTAAATCAAAATGAGTGAAGAAAAAATGCTCAAAAGTATCAATCGAATTAAAAATGCTGTCAAAGGAAGCGGATCTCCCCGAGAATTAACCATGTATTTTCTAGTCAGAAGCGATTTAAGAATGTCAAAGGGAAAAGTTGGGGCTCAAGTTGGTCACGCAGTTCAGGATCTAATCCATCGTTGTCCTCGCCCAATTATGGATCAGTATCGAAGAGAAAATAGTCCCAAAATATGTCTTCGGGTAGCCGATCTGGAAGACTTAGAGGAGGTAGCCAGTCAATGTCGGGATGAACATTTTGCTCATCATTTGGTGATTGACATGGGATTGACTCAAGTGGCGCCCAATACTCCGACTGTTTTGGGGATTGGACCAGTCAGTCGAGAGAAGATTCGACCAATCGTTGGTAATTTTAAATTGTTATAAGGAGACGTCTTTGGGAATTATCAGCGATAAAAATAATCGATGATAATAGTATATTATCATCAATTGATGGATCGTTGTAGCCCAAATTATGCCGATCAAACTATCAGTTGTTTCACCAAAGATGCCTTGTTAAAGATCATCAGAACCTATAATAAAAATCATATGGATCCGATCAAAGTCAATAACAAGGATAACAAAAGCGATATATGGGAGGCTATTCAGATGAAAATGAATGATCGTTGTGGTGAGGATGAAGCTTGTTGGTTGGAACAAGGATTTTTGAAGAAAATGCCTGAATTTGATCAGTACTTCAAACCATTGGCTCCATTAGGTCAATATCAATGGTTGAGTACGGATGATATTTTTAATGTGATGACTCAGTATGATCAAAAGTATGATGATTTCAAATTTGTTGGTCCCTTGCCGATGGATTTCCTCAATCTGAGTGATCCTGACTCGAAATATTTACAAAATTTGAATGTTAATCGAGAGAAACAAAAGGGATATAAGACAATTGGGGTCATTTTTAATATGGATCCGAGTACTAAGGGAGGATCTCATTGGATTGCGATGAACATCGATTTAAGAAAGGGTGAAATCCAATTCTTTGATAGTTATGGAGATAAGAAGGGTTATCAAAATAAATTTAAATTACCTTATCATGATAGTTATGGAACCTATCATCGGGATGGGGTAATCTCTATGCCACCTCAAATCCAGAAATTTGTTTTCCAAATTATGAAGCGAATTACCCCTAAAAACGCTTTTTCTGGAGGAGCAGGTAGAAAAAAAGGAGTTAAAATGCCTTATAATTTGAGAATTAACACAATTCAACATCAATTTGCCAATTCAGAATGCGGAATTTATTCAATGTTATTCGTTCTGAAGAGTCGAAATATGCCTTTTGAAAGGATCACTCAGGATATTATTACTGATGAAGTGGCTAATCGAGAGCGTCGAAACCTTTTCCGAAGAAAATAAACAACGAACTCCTTGAGATAATCAAAAATTGATTACTTCTGAAATACTTTTCTTATCTTGAAACAAAAGACATCAAAAATGCCTTTACCTAAAGTAACCGGAAATCGAAGTAGCATCTGTGGATCAAATTCAGGAAATGGAGTCACTCGAGGAGGAAGTCCAGCTTGTCGTGGAACTCGGATCAAACGATGCAACAATACTTCAAAAAGTAAAACTACTGCTCGACGATCACCAAGCAGGAGTGGAAAATGAAATCCAACAAAAATGAATGATTATGGTCAGAAGGTTGATTTATACTTTGGATAATCGAAAAATTTGATCAAATTTGATGAACTTTAAACTATAAACACAAAGCTTTTGTATAAACAATTTTGAATCAATTTTGATGCCGTCGCCACCAGGTTATAATAAAACTAGCAAGGGACGAAAAGGAGGAACCACTAGAATTCCAGTTCGAAAAATCCCTTCAGGTGGTGGAATTAATGGAGGAATGAAAACAACAACTTCGACTCTGAATGGCAGTCCAGCCGCAACCAGAATTGCCAGAATGAAGCCAAGAAAAAAAACTTCAACATAATTTCTAAAATTTTGTCAATTAAAACTAATATAAAAAATATTAATTTTAATATCTTAAATTACTTTGTGGTAATTTGATTCAAAAACTTATAAACCATAAATTATATATGTGGATCAACAACCGGTTAAAAATAATACTTTGAAAAATATTTCGAAATCACTAGATCTGATTCTCGATAAACCGGCCGATCAATGGACACAAAAAGAAATTAATATTTATCATCTTCTCCAGGCCACTTTAGAAAAATACAAAATTCGTTACAGTTTATCACAATTTAAACTCGATGTCCGCGATATCAAGAAAAACGTCAAAGGCTGCGACTGGTATCGCCAAAGTAAACATCGAAAAAGTCTTAATTGGTGTCTTGATCAATTAGTCATTAAATCCTATCAACACTCCCGTCAGAGCGGTAATTTTAAAATTATTACCCGTCTCAGTCAAGCCCATGTTAGAATCGAAATCATTAAACGAGACCATTTCTACTATCTAATCGAAAACGAAAAAACCAAAATTAAAACCTCCGATATCAACGATCTCGAAACCATGACCCAAATCTTCGGCATCAATCCTACCATTCTCCCCGAACACAGAACCGAAGTCATCAACGATATCTGTTCCCTCATTCGCGAAGTCGGTACCTTCTATACAGACTAAGATTGTTTGGTCCCCTGTGTAATTTTGAATCAAATGGTGTTGGCATTTGATTCAAACATTTGAACTTTCCGTTAAATTCACAATTTTTCCTTTTTATTTAATCCGCATTCGAGTGATTAAATCCATCACTTCATCGGAATATTTAGTATGATCATAGGCAATGCTGGCATCAATAATCGACCACTTAACTGCCTGGAGGAATTCCGTTCGAGTCCGTGGATTCTGTTTGGCTACAAACCAATGACGTCGAGAATAACGCTGATAAGACTCCTCCGGAAATTGCTTAATCTGATAAGCCGTTGACACCGGATACATTATCACTAATTTATAAAAATATTCATAAATTACTTTCAAATCAAAAAAAATTCATCTATACACGTGGTCAAAGTATAAGAAATTAATTAACCAATTATTATAAAATAATGGCTTCATCTCAAATAGACAAAGATTCCCTAGAGAAACATCTGATTTGTGGTATTTGTCGTGGTGTTTTTAATGAACCTGTGACGTTGTTCTGTAATCATACTTATTGTAATTATTGCATCATGAATTTGAAAAATGGCTATCAGGGAGAAAAAAAATGTCCTCTCTGCGAAACTAAAATTTGGCAACCAAGTCGAAGATTAGTTAACTTTGTTCTGAGAGATTTGACCAAAGAAATAGTTGGCGAAAAACAATACCAAGAAATCTATGATGAACGACAAAGAGAAATTATGAAAATGGATATGAAAGACGAAATTGTAGAAGAAATAAGAGACGAAATGTGGAGAAGTATTTCAGATAATCTCCATAATCATCATGATACAGGATCCAAAAAAAATATCTTAAATACAGCTGCCTATTCGCCTTGTATTGAATATAATCATATTAATGGATGCGATAAAGGGAAAAAATGCACATTTAAACATGTGGCAGATGCAGATTTATTAATGAAACATATAAAGGGATTAAAAAATACATATGGAGATTTAATATTGCCATCAAATAAATCTTACGTTTGTGCAGATTATAATAATGTATACGGATGTGAATATGGGGACACTTGTCAATATGCTCATATCCCTGATGTTAAAACTTTACAAAATGAAATTAAACGTATACGCAAAGAATATAATTACTTATTCACTAAAAAAACAATATGTCCCGACTATAATTCATTGCAAGGATGTTCTTTAGGAGACGATTGTTTCGATGCTCATATAGCTAATACTAAATTACTTATGTATGAATTAAAAAAACTTCGAGATATGTATGTTCTAAGTTCAGTAGATTTAGGCGGATATTTTACCTTACTCATGGTCATCTTATTTACAGTTAAACGTTTTTTATATACTTAAAATAATCCATTTATTTTAAGTTCACTAAGGTTTAAAGCAAATTATTGCTGATATCGCAGAAACAAATGAAGCTGTTGTACCATCGAGTTGAAAATCACATTCTTCCAAATCAAATTCTTCCATGTCCAAATGAGAATCATGATTCAAATCTTCAAGAAATGCCTGAAGGGTATCAAATAATTCACTTTTATTATCTTCTAGCATCTTTTTGACTGTTGAACAATCGTGATCGTTCGAGTTTTTGCAAATTATTTTTTCAACCTTATCCAGGGATTTCAATATATCTTCAAATTCTTCAGTCAATTGATCTGAAGTATACTTAACAACTTGGAAAGTATCAGGTCTAGGAATACACAGAGTCATAGCATCATCACCTGGATATGCATCAGATATAGCATAGACAGTTAATTTTGGAACATGAATGGCAATATACTTGTCAGGAACATATTCAAGATTATCAAGCACCACCTGGTTAGAGGGTTCATCTGACCAAACGGAATAAGCAGAGAAATGAATCAAAATATCTTGATCGATATTTTTAGCTTTGATCTTGTGTTTCAACTCACGATGTTCATCTAAAAGTTCCAATTTTCGATCATTGAGAGTTTTGATTTGACCCTCAAGAGACGAGATTTCTTGATCGATTTGATCAATCGCACCATCGATTTTCGAAAATTCAGCTTCCATCTTATGATATATAAAATCAATTTTTTTATACCAATCCAATAAAAATTAATCACCATGCATTCTACTCCTCAAAACATATCCTCACATGCCGCGAGGTCACCCCCCACCCGTTTAGGGGTGGACTCGTCGGCTGTGTGTGATATGTTAATCCCCAAGTAAATCAATGAAACCAATTAAAAATAACACACCATTACACACACACACGCTATACCAATCCAGTCACAACCACCGACTCTCGGGTAAAATTTCGGTGTGCTGAGGCGAAGACAAGCGAAGCGTCGAGCCCAGCTTTCTGATATTACACCACATTTCAAGTTTTTTGTTCGAGATTGTTTAGAGAGGGTGCTGAAACGCTTCGCGTTTCAAGCTACCCGAACGTTAAAACAATCCTTTTACATATAGGTTGAAATATTATTGGTAGATGTTCTTTTACGACTATAAACATTATGGATGTTTTGAATTGCTAGAAGATAACTAGCCATTCGAAGACTAATTCCCTTCTTATTTGCGAATGCACTTACCTCTCGAAAGGTCCCTCGCATCTTCTGATCAAGCTTGGCAATCACTTCATCACGAGACCAGTATTCAAATCGACGATTCTGCAACCATTCATAGTAACTAACTACCACACCTCCGGAATTAGCTAAGATATCAGGGATCACTACTACTCCTCGTTCAGCTAGAATTAGATCAGCTTCCATATTGGTCGGTCCATTAGCTGCTTCTAAAATCACCTTGGCCTTGATTTCCTGTGCTTCTTTTTCTCCGATTTGGAGCTCGAGAGCAGCTGGAATCATTACATCACAGTCCAATTGAAAAAATTCTTCGCGATCGATTGACTCCCCAGAGGTATATCCTTCCATACTGCCATGTTCCTTGACATATTTCTTTAATTTGAAAACATTAAAACCTTCAGCAGAGGAGCGATATCCGGTATGATCACCTACTCCAACACATGACATCCCTAATTGAGACAATAAAACAGCTGTAAATGAGCCTACATTACCAAATCCTTGCAAAACATAGCTCATTCCTTTCAATTCAATGTTATTTTCCTTGGCCCACTCTTGCAAACAAATCACCACTCCAGTTCCGGTTGCTTCTTCTCGACCCCGAGAACCCCCACATTCAACAGATTTTCCGGTGAACATTCCTGATTGATGATTACGCGAGATATTCTGGTACATTTGAGTCATCCAGTCCATAATTTGCGAGTTAGTTCCCATATCAGGAGCTGGAATATCTTTATCTTGACCAATATAACGATACATTGCTCGACAAAACCCCTTTGAAATTCGCTCCAACTCTGATTGAGAATGTTCTCGCGGATTAAACTTGATTCCACCCTTAGCTCCTCCAAAAGGAAGACGTTGCAGTGAGCACTTGAAGGTCATCCAACTGGCCAAAGCTTTACATTCATCCAGGTATACCCCCTGATGGAATCTCAACCCACCTTTATATGGGCCAAGAGTGTTATTATGTTGAACCCGATATCCTTTAAAAAGACGCCTTTCCCCGTTATCTAAGCTAACCGGAAAGTTAACAATAATTTCATTTCGCGGTTGACTCAATAAAACAGCGAAGTTTTCGGGGAACTCGCCAATAGCTAGAGCTTGATCCAATTGTTTTTGAGTTAATTCGAATAGATTTGCCTCTCGTTCAGTCATATATTAAATAAACCATACGATATTTTTAACCAAAGTTTTTTCGAATAGAACTAAATCAAAGGAAAAAATGATAAATGATAAATGATACAGATGATAAATGATAAATTATTGAGCACGGGATCTCGCTTGCATGGCAAAAAGTTCGTTTTTCCACTTATTATAATGACCGACGATGATTCTCTCAGAATTTCGCCCTTCCAGCTTTTTAGTCTTTGAATCATAACTAATCCATTCAGCCAGTGAATCATGAAGATTCTTATGATACATTTCATAAACAGCAAAAAACTCCTTCACTTTTTGGTCTGCAAAATCATTGTCATTATGAAAAGTATCATGTTGACCTTCAATATCTCTCATCCATCGATTGAACTTAACATCCAGCTTTCGCACCATATCCTTCGAAATTGAGCTTCCCATTTTTATTTGTTTTTCTTCTTTTTAATTTTATTTGTTTTTTTGGTATTTTTGTTAATATCAATTCCATACAAATACGATCAAATTTTATCATTTTCAAAGTCACTTCGACCAAAATGATCTCCCACCCAATCATCATAATCTTGACTTTCACAACATTCGCAATAAGGATTGTATATTATAAAATCATATCCATAATCTTCTATACATTTTTCACAGCGTTTAATTCCACCTAAATGTGGTTTATTTGGCTTAAACAACTTCTCTTCAGCCCATTCACGATACTCGTCTCGCTGACAACATTTACAATAGGGAGAGCTGTGTGAACAAGGCTGACAACCATCACATGTTTCACCTCCTATCTTCGCCACAAAATCCCCTTCATTTAGAAGGCGATCACAGAATGGGCATTTAATTGGATTGCTCATATTAGTTTGTTTTTCAAAAAAGGATGTCAAGAAATTAATCAACATTTGATTAAATCGAGGAAAGGTTCCCAAAGTAATATTAATTTGAAAACACCTTTTTAACGGCGACTTTCTTTCTTTAATCCACCTCCGATCATTGGAACTGGCATGTACTCTTGGGGTGAAAAACCAAGACGAGTTCGGGCATAATCACGAGCCAAATCAGCGGATAAAATAGCATCCGGATTGTTGGCGAAGGCAGCCGAAGATTTAGCCACTTCGATTTGGACTTGAGCCATCAATTTCGCCTTCTCTAGCTCAACCAATTGTTCATTGGCACTTAGAGCGTCAGCCATTTTCTTAGCAGCTTGAGCCTTGGCTTCAGCTTCTTCCAGCATGGCAGCATTTTTGGCTCGCGCAACTGAAAGAATAGCATCGGCTTCACCTTTAGCCGCAGCACGACGCGCTTCTGCTTCACCTTCGGCAATGGTTTGAGCAGTTCTAGCTTTAATTTCTTCTTGCTTTAATTCAGCCTCGAGACGAGCCTTCTCACGAAGAGCATCACCATCTACCTCAGCTTGTTTCTGAGCATTCTTGGCTTCAACCTTGGCCAAATCACGTTGATCTTTGATGGCGAGAGCTTCAGAATCAGCTTTGTTAGCTTGAAGTTTACGTTCTTGTTCAGCCTTCTCTAGTTGAGCCTGTTTCTGATCTTCAAGACGTTGAGTTTCAATATCAACTTCTCGTTGACGAATCTTCTCTTTGGCTTTGGATTCTTTTTCCGCCAGGACTCGTTCCCGATTTTCGATCAATGGATAGCTTAATTCGCGAACCTCCATTCCAATCAAATTAGCTCCGATTCGATGGGCATCTTTGACCAGTTTGGGGAAGACGCTAGCTTCCATGTCTTCGAAACCATCACTCTTCTGGGCTAGAGCTTCAATATGAGTCATGGCGCAGATTTGATCACGAAAAGCAGCTTCGGCCTTCTCTTCCAGAAGATCAAAAGGATCATCATAACCACGACCATTCTTAAGCCAGCGAACACCGTCAAGCATTTGCCAAGTTAATTGAATTTTAACGTTGACATCTTGAAAATCCTTACTGAGAAAGCTGAAAGTACGAGTGGTTCGCGATTGTTGGAGAAAGTTCATAAAACTGAGAAATTTCTCTTGACCGCGAGCAATCGTGAACTCGTCACCCAGTCGAAAACCAGTTGGAGTTTGAATTACATAGCGAAAACCCGGTTCTGGTCGAATGAAGTTGATCGCTCCCTGTTGTTCAGTCCAGCCTGAGGTAATCTTCTTGGTGTTTTGTTTGTCTTTGTAAACTACTTTACCATTCTTATCGACTTTCTTCTCACTCGATTCAGTGATTACATTGGCGGTATGTTTGTTCTTTAATTTCTGAAGATCAATCGGTTCGCCTTCGACTCGAGCTGGTTGACGAACGATATATAAACCGCTTCCGACCAGATATTGAGTCTTATCGATTTGAACCACAATGTTCTGATTCTCGGTTAGCGAGAGAATCGTTACCTCACCGTGGGTGATGCGAACATCTTCACCTTCCTTTTGGAGCTCGACTGCACCATCCCACTTACCTCCAATTCCAGTCCAGAGGTAATTACCTGGTGGAAAGAACTTGGTGCGGCCATATTTCGAACCCATACCAATGTGACCCGGGAGAACGACTCGTCGACTCATAATTCCATGTTTCCCTTTGAAATTGGACAGTAGGGAAGGATCCAATTCCTTCAGTCCATCGAAAAAGCTCTGATGAGCCTTCAACTTCTTGAAAGTTGGGCCTTCTGGCGGAGCCTCTGAGAAGTAGGTCGGAGGAGGAGCTTCAGTCGTAGTTGGAACCATTGGTGGTTCCGGATTGTGATCACTATCGTCCAACGATTCACGTTTAGGACGATTTTTCTTAACCGATTTCAAGGCGGTATCGTTATTCTTCTTGTCTTTACCCATTTCAAATAAATTTGGTTGTTTTTAAATAAAATGAATGACATCAATTTTTACAAAGAGAACTACCACTCATCTTGATAAGTGGAATATGACGATAATGGTTTTGAAAAGATATATCTTTTGGGTAAATATACATATGGATCAGTGTTTTTGATAAATTTCCAAATTTCCCATCCAAGTTCGCTTAATATCACACCTAATAAATGATGCCTTTCTAAACTGCCTCGATCAGTTGACGACCACCAATCATCCAATTCATCTCGATCGGTAAAACCCTCCAAATCACGAAAATTCAGATCAACCCAAGCGCCTTCTGGGTAATCATCTGAATCAAAATGATGAAAATATAGTTGGTTATTTTCATATTTAAATAGACGATGATATTCTTGATTAACCCTTTGGATCAAACTCCTCCATGAATACCAGTTTATTTTTTCAGTTATCAAGGATGGTAACCAGTTCATTTTCTTAATATATTAATCAAAAATATTGATTGCTGGTAGAATTTCTAATTATGAATAAATATAGACTACTTGAAGCTTATTAAGAGCAAGAACAATAACAAGCATGTTACGTTTTGATGTCGATCAGCTTTTATTTATATTTCCAGATTTGGTGGTGAAGAAAATACTGACATATTTCCCAGAATATATTTTGAGCATTTATGTGAATAATTATGATGGACTAGATAAAAGAATCAATCGAATCAGAAAAATCACACATTTAAACGATATATTTAAATCAATTGATCGGCTAAAAAACCAAACAGATGATACTTCTCTGATTTGGGATCAAAATGAGATTACTAATCTCAAAGAGAGCATTAAAAAATGGAATCAACGAAAGAATATTTTTGCGACATTGACCTTTAAACATGATTCAGCTTGTTTAAGATGTCAAGATTGGAAGGAAAATTATCGAGACTACTGGTTTAATGGACAACTTATGGGCTATAATTGTACTCGAAGAGATTTAATAATTAATATTGGTTTGTATTGTCAAGAATAATTGATTTAAGTATTTTAAATGGATGAAATACTTAAAGACAAGCTTTATTTAGGTGATTATCGGACTATCAAGACCCAAACTGAACTGTTTGCTCAACAAGGAATCACTGATGTGATTAATGTGGCTGCTGAACTCTCTTATTCAAATCGAGTCAAGGATTTTTTTGATCAACACGGAATTCAAAGCTATAAATTTCCAATGGATGATCATGATGATTATAATATTCGGAGAACAGCTCCCGAAATAATAAACTTGTTGCACCTTTTAATCTCAAATGGTCAAAAAGTGTATTTACACTGTCATATGGGAGTCTCTCGTTCTGCCGCTGTCATCATTGGTTACTTGGCTTCACATTACGATCTAACGATTAATCAAGCATTTAAATTAGTGAAGAGTAAACGACCGGTTATTTGGCCTCGTCAGAAATTTTTGGATGATTTGAAGAAAATCATTGATTAATCGACACAGGTTCCACTGGAAACTTGATTGGTAAATATTCAGGAAATTTAGCCAAAATTGCTTTGAATTGATAATCCGCGGATTTATGAGGATCAAAGGTAATTCGCATCTGGTCGAGAACACCTTCAATTCGCGAAACCGGGTGTCGAATTGGTTGTGGTGGACGGGGATCTAGATAGTTATTATGAAGATGATTTACTATTTGAGCTCGTTTATCAGCTCTCATCACATTTAATTCATCTTTGGTCAGGGGAAATTCCCCTGTTTGAAGGATAATTTCAATTGCCTTGCGGGAATCAGTTTGACCTGTTACTTTGGAGATATCGGTACTCTTAGCGCGTTTAAATTTACTAGCATTGACAAAGATTTCATCAGCCATGATCACACGATCTAGATCTTTGATTTTGCCGGCTCGGTAAGGAACAATTTGACCTGGGCGACAGATCAGTTCCAGGGTGATTTTTCCTTTCTTCAATTTACAAATCACTTGTTTTTCACCTTTTTTATTATTTTTTTGTTGTTTCCCCATATCAATTTAGATATCTAAATTGATATATCTTCATACTGAAAATTGGTTATCTGTATATCCATTTTTGATCACCCAAATAAGATCTCTGACTGGATGATTAAAGTTCAAACGATAATGTCCATTATGAGTTAAATTATGAAAATGGAGAGGATGGATTAATAATTCATCTCGATATTGATCGAGACGTTCTCGAGCTAAATTCTTTTGATTTCTTCGATCATAATTGATAATCAGATTTGAGACAAGATTATTGTGTAAAATAGATCTAATTATATTTTCTCTCTCATTCATTGTAATTGATTTATATAGAGTAATCAAAATATTTTCGATTTGCATCTGCTTCTATGGAAGATTGTGACCAGGGACTTGTAGTGATTTTAGGCGTTATGTTACTTCCCAACTGGAGATATGGATTTTTTAGAGCTTGACCAACCGTTAGAGTTCCATATTTCCAATATATATCCGTGAAATATTTATGGTGCATTTCATCTCGATATTTATCAAGACGTTTTTCAGCTAATTTTAATCGATTTAAACGATCATATTTAATGATAATTTGATTGATCAGATTATTGCGATGAATTTCTTTGATAGCTCTTTCTCTTGTCATTTCTACGGGTTCCCATGGAGCAATATATATCTTTGGAATGGGAGGATCTACTTTTAATCGTTTGTTGCTATTGCGTCCAAGAGATAAAGCAACGCAATGTATCCCGACATAACCAGTTCTCAAGAGGGCTTCTTGGAAGTATATTTCGGCTTTTTTTTTAAATTCCATTTCTTCTGATTCTTCCTTTAATTCTACCTTATAAATCGCAAGTTTAGTTCTAGCTATATCATGCCGGTTAATTCGGTCATAATCAATGATTAATTTTGCGATCAACTGTGGATAAATGATGGTTATTATTGTTTCTTTTTCGAGATCAATAATTGACATATAGATATTTTAGTATTTTAGTTTATTTTCTGAAGATAGCTTCAGTTCACTTCGTTTCTTAAAAGTTAGTTTCAGTTTATTTCGTTTTTTAAATGTGAATTTTGGTTTTGGTTTAACAATTGATAAAATGTCGATTTCTTCATATTTAGCTTTATTTTCTTGATAATCATCATAAAACAAGTAAACAACTTTGAGTGGAGCTGTATTGGTTTTTGTTTTTGCATCTCGAAGCCAATCAACTAGAGTTTTCAATCTTTTGTTATCAGATACAGATATTTTATTACCATTGATTTTATAAGAATCTGGATTATATCTGATAAAGATGGTAGGTAGTGCAAGGATTTGTTGAATATTAATCATCCGAGGCAAATCACATCTGCGATATTTTTCAGTATTGTGTTGTTCTTCGTCCACTTCAACGATAACAAAATGGGTTCCACAATCATAATATACATCTGGACGATATCCAAATGTATTACCTTCTTTGCATTCGTTGATCTCATCTGGAATAGTATCAACTGAGTTATAGTCATCATGTCCATTAGCATTTAGCCAAGCAATTACTTTTTTTTGTTTAGCTAAACGATAATTAATGAAGTTTTCTGGATTACAAGATACACAATGACCATCTTTATCAAGAATATCTAGCAAATTGCAATTAATACAGGTATGATTAATAACACATAGGTAATTTTGTGGCGCATGTTCTTGACAAAATTCACCTCGAGAAGTTTTTGAACCGAAAATAGCGAAGTCTGTGCAATTAGCATGAGAACATCTGGAATTCGGTAGTATAATCATACCTTCTTTCATGTGTTGTGAGCAATATTCAGATCCTCGCCCAGGATAACCATATAAGGCGCTTCTAGGATGTGTTTTGCTGCATGCTGAATCTTGACACATTTTATGTATTACATCGACCATTGCAATTTCTTTGTGATCGCGACAGAAGATACCTTTTTCTTCACCAGGAAAATTATAGATAGCATGTTTAGCTCCAGTACAATTCTCATGGAGACACATTTTAGTGGTAACATTGATCATTCCATCCAGAGCATGAGTTTTGCAATATTTTCTAGTTTCTCCAGGATAATTGAAACTGGCGTGGATATAACATAACAAACAGCTATCTTTTTTTATATTAATCATCTCAGGATCTTTATGTTCATTACAAAAAAGCGGAGTGATTTCACCTTTAAAATTATAGCTTGGTCTGACTTTACAAAAACCATACCGACATGGTTTTTTTGTAACACATACCATCCCTGGTTCAATATGGATCGCGCAAAAAATAGGTGATGTGTACCCATTATAGTTAAAACTAGCTGTAGTATTACATTTTTGACAAGTTTTTTTGGTGACATTAACCATTCCATCATCTTTATGCTCATCGCAATAGATAGGAGTTGTTTCGTTAGACCAATTAAAACTTGGTATTGTTTCACATTCCGGATCTTGACATTTTTTGTGAACCAGATCTACCATAGTTGGATCTTTATGTTCTCCGCAAAAAAGTTTCTTTTTCTGTCCTTCAAAATTAAATAAAGCTTGTCTCAAACAACCATCTTTAAACTGACATTTTGGGTGAACAACGTCCATCATTTCTGGTTTACTGTGAGTATAACAGAATCGTGGTTTTTTCTCTCCAAAAAAATTGAAACTAGCCCATAGTCCACACCCAAATTCACAATAAATAGCCCAAGGACAAGTAAAATTAGTTCCAGCATCCTTCTTGCATGACCATATTGTTTTACTGGGATTACAATAACCTGCATTTTTACCACACTTATAACAAGTTCTACCTTTTTTATTAATCATGCCTGTTTTTTTACAACCATAGCAATATAATGGCTTTTCTTGAGATGCAAAATTATAATACGCATTTTCAGTTTTACACTCTTGACATTTTCTATTTAAAGTGTTAATCATTGTCTTAGGATCACGATGTGCTTTACAATATTTAGGTTTCTTCCCTGGAATATTAAATGTAGGTTGAGTCCCACATCTAATACCTTCTTCATCTACGAATACACATAAAACTACATTACCGACATTTGTCATTTTATCAGTCTTGCATCCCTTACAATATCTAGGAGCCAATCCTTTGAGATTAAAATTAGCTCTTTTTCTTTTACCTCCTGATGTCCCAGGACATTTAGGATGCTTACAGTACTGTGGCATCTATTTTTATATACAATCCTAAAATTTAAAATTCAATATTTTTTGGACTATGGTGCAAAAAATATTTTTGTTGTCTAGAAATCGGGGGATAATTTTTGAGTTGGTAGGGGGTATTTAAATGATTATGATTCGATTTCGAACGCTTTACGGTTGGTATCGGGATCCACTGTGCTATTCTGCCACGGACCGATGTTAACTTTCGGGATAGGGGGGTCTGATCTAAGTTGTTGGTTAGCGTTCTTGAGCGATTGGCCAACGGTGTTAATACCGTAGTGATGACCTGATTCCAAGAAGTTTTGGTCGGTAATGTGACCTTGTGCTTGAGGAGAGGTTTCTTCCCAAGCATTACCAGCGGCGCCTCCAGCATTTCCTGGCAACAAGTCCGGGGCCTGCAAGACTGATCCGGAGTAACAGCCTGGATCGCTAGATTGACAAACACCACCAGAGTTAAAGTACGAATCTTGTGGGCTAGTAGCAATCTGTGGGTAGGGAAGAACTTGATAATTATAATCATATAATTGCGAGTTATCTTCCATGTGTGGTCTAACACCTGCTTCCAAGTCGTAAGTCGGTCCATCAGCAGCAGCAACGCGAGCTTTTTGGGCAACCATCGCCAATTGTGGGTTAGAACCATTAACTTCCTCTTCTCCTCCACTGAAGAGATTCTTACCGAAGACGTTTGATTGTTTAACTACATTGAAGAGGATAAAACCAATTAGGACAAGAATTCCAATACGTAAAAGACTATTTTCCATACTTTCTTTATATAATACTAACCCACAAAAAAAATTCTTATGCTTTGAAAGACCCCCAAAAAATCGAAGAGAAAATCACTTTTACAAAAATTCGAAATTTCCCTCCCAAAAATAACCATCCTAAAAATCTTTATCCTAACTCCAAAAATTAAATTTCACAGAACAACCCCTAAATACTTTCAGTCCCCCAAGACCACATTAGAGATATAATATTTAACATATCTTATATGCCAAAACCATACTCCCCAAATAAATACCAACTTGGCGAAGGTCTCTTTTTTGATCATAATCAAATCTGGGCCGTCGATATTCACGGACAAAAAATTATCAAAATACATCACCCAGAAATATTCGAATATCATTTCCCTCATCCAACTCCCAGCTGCATTATTCCAATTACCTCCGGAGAAGAATACCTAGTCGCTTCCGGACAATCTTTGTATCGTTGGAATCAAAATAAAACTACCGAACTATACCAACTCAAAAATGTTGATCCTAAAGTTCGTTTTAATGATGGAAAATGTGATGCTCGCGGAACATTGTGGATCGGAACCCTCGACCAGGCCGGTCGAACTGGTTTGGGTGGTCTCTATCGCTTAATGACGAATCCATCATATAAATTAGAAAAGATCCTCAATGCAGATCTTTCTAATGGGTTAGGTTGGAATACTGATAGCACTCAATTTTATTATATTGATACACCAACTAGAAGTCTCCAAGTCTTTAATTATTCTCTCTTTAACAGTCAAATCGGATCTAAAATTCGTCAAATCAATCTCTCAATCCCTAAAATCCCCAAAGCTGTCCCTGATGGACTAACAGTTGATACTCAGGATCATGTTTGGATAGCTATCTGGGATGGATATCAGATCATTCGACTTAATCCCGATCAAGATCAACCAAAGATTGAAACATTTCCAATCGATTCTCAACAACCAACTACTGTAGTAATTGATAACCAACAACATCTTTACATCACTACAGCTAATGATCATATTTATCGAATGGAGCTAACAAATCCAGTTAACAATCAACCATGTCATCGCTTCAAACTCAAATAAAAATGAAACTTGTTCATTTTTATCTATAATGCTTCCTCAATTTGATCTAATTTAACCTCGATCTGACTCAATTCATGATCTAAATGTTGAATCAATTTCTCAACGCCGCCGACTTTTTGATCGACTTCGTCTACGTGATCTACTCCGACTTTTCGATCGGCGACGACGACGCGAGCGACTTTTTGATTTACTCCGACTCTTTGATCGGCTCCGACGACGTCGACTACTTTTTGATCTGCTACGACGACGATGACTGCTTTTTGATCTGCTCCGACGACGACGACGGCTACGCGACTTCGACCGTTCTTCCTTTCGACGCTCCTCTTTCTCTAGACGGCGAGCTTCCTCCTCTTCCCTCTCGCGCTGTTCCTTCTCAGCTCGTCGTTGATC